ACGTCGAACCCGAAGTGATACTCCTGGTCCGCCGTGGTCTCCTTGCGCAGCACGCCGATGACGGCGACTGCAACGGGCGCGTCTTCCAGTGAGCCTCCCTTCACTTTGTAGGACAGGGCGGCTGTCTTGGTCGCCGTGAGGCGCACATGGTGGCTGTCCTTGCCGGTGGAGGCCAGGACCCGGCCGGGGACGTTCCAAAACGACTCCTGCGCAGTGGGCGCGACGGAGTCCGCGGGGGCGAGAGCCAAGTAGAAGATGTGGGCGCTCTCGCTCACATCCACGACGTCGACGCCGATCTGTTCGGCCCAGGCGCAGGCCACTCCATTGAGGCTGGCAAGGATGTGCTTGGCCCCGCGCAACGTCACTACTCCCGCCGCGAAGTTCTTCCCAGCCTTGAGCTTCAGGCTCATGGCGAACGTGGCCCGCTCGGGCGTCGTGTAGTAAAGCGCGTTCGCGACCATGGTTGGTTGGAGTTGTTGGATCTAAGCCGAAAAGGTAAGGCAAATACATTAATAGGCTCTTACTCTGAGCCTGCCTAGCCTCTCTGGCCTCGAATGGCACGTTGCGCAGCAAATGCGCCTGAAGATCCTCACGTTGCACACGTGACAGACTGCGGACGAGGGACGAGTGCGAATGAGCGAAGTTCCCGAACCAGGCGTGCATCTCCACGAGCTCGGGGGTGAGGATGTCCGAGATCAGGTCGCCCTTGTAGTACCCGTGCAGGTGCTCCAGGAAGTAGGAATCTAAAACCTGGTCTAGTTCGCCGAGATTGCGCTTGTAGACGGTCTTCAGCGCCAGGACGAGCGGGTCCCGCACAATGCCCTCCGGGTAGCAGAGCCAGCCGCAGCATTCGGGGAGATCCGTGATGAAGGTTTTCCCAACCAGGGTGAACATTGGCTCGTACTTCGCCCACTCCGGGTTGAGCGCAGGCACCTTGAACAGCAAGCTGTCGTCCCCGGAGTAGATGCTGGGCACGCTCTCACACTGATACTTCAACAGCATGTAGGCCAGGTTGAACAGTGAGTTGAAGATGTAGGTGCCCGGTTCCCCGGTGAAACGCATCACCGCGCTGGGCCCGAAGTTGGTCGTCAGCGTGGTCTTCTGCCAGAAGTAGTACGCGACGAGCTCCTCAGGGAAGCCGAAGTACCGCATCATGGCCATCTCGAACTGCACGGCCTCGCCTGTGCATGACTGGTCGTAGGCGGTGAAGTCGTTGGTGAAGACGTCCCCGCGAATTGCCCATTCTTTGCACCAGTCATCAAGAGCAGTCGGCGTCTGTCCCCCGAAGAGGAATATGTGCGGGGGGAGCAACTCGAGCATTCGCTTGTGCAAGTATCGAGTGTATGGGCCCAGCCGGAGTAAGACTTGGTCGGGGAACAGCGCCAGGGTTTGGCCGGGCTTCACCTTGGGGAGGTCCGAGTCCGCGGCCCACCAAGCGCCTTCAGGATCCAGGACAGCCGTCATGATTGTGGAACGCTTGGCTTTGTCCTGGGCCTTCGCGAAGATCTTCGCGCTGTTCTCCGCGGTGAAGGGGTCGCATCGATCCCGGTTGTTCTCCAGCGTGCTGAGGGGGGTCTCCCACTTCTTGTCAAACATCTCCTCCCGGCAACGGTTGAGGAGACTCTCGTCGAACGTTTCAGGTTCCTCTGGAAGGTTTAGCCTTGCACGGAAGTTGCCCCAGAGATGCGAGCCCAGATGAGCCCTGGCTCTGGTGTGGGCTTCATTCGACTTGGCGTCCCTGAAGCGCATTCGCTTGAGAACCGATGCCCCCAGCAGAGTGTCATCCGTGGCGTTCTGCTTGGCGAACAAGTGGTTGACCACGCCGTCTCCTCGGGTGTCCCGGATCTGGTTGCTGGTCCGGCCTTCGAACTGGAATTCCATTGCTTCCTTGCTCTGGAGTGGCTCGAAATACCTGGTGCACAGGATGCCGCGAGGGGCGCTCAGATGCGTTCGGCAGATTGGCTCGAAGTCCGCGGGCTCCACCAGGCTCACAGCGGGTTCCTGTTCAACGTCGGCGCGCACACTCCACAAGGTCCGGAACTCGGGGGGGGCCAAAGGTTCCTTCTCCGCCGCTTCGTCACCGGCGCGGTGGTCCAGATCGACGTAGCCGTGGCAGCGCACTGGGGGGTGCTGGAAACTGTCCCAAGGGATGGTTTCCCCCCGCCAAAGCGCGCCCCAAAGCCGGTGATGATCCAGGAGACTTGAGTCTGCCCCGCCTTCCCAGACCAGATGCACATTGCGGGTGCCTCTGGACATGGCGGTGAATATCACCTCGGCACTCACGTGATGAAGGGCGGAAAAATCGATGATGACTTGGTAGTCCTCTTCGATCGTCCTTCCTGTGCAGGACTGCATCGTGATGTTCTTGCTGTCCATCGCGTGAGTGGCATCCGCCGTGCGCGTACGGGCCTCCACTGTCCACATGCCGGGCACTCGGCCGAAGCTCCGAATGATGCGCCCCGGGTGCTGACTGGACGTCTGCAGTCCCAGGGCGTGTGCCACCCCCTGCCCACAACGGTGCGCCACTAGGCTGTAGCTGCTCCAAAGCTCCTGATGATGCCAGAGGTCGTTGTCCAATAGCATCAGCGGAGTCTCGTGCTTCCCGGGCGTCCAGGGGTTCTGCAACGGGTCCCCAGTCGCCGTGACGCGTTCCAGAGACGGGTTGAGGAAGTAACGCATGTCCAGATACCCGGGGGGGTGCTGCTGCAGCTCCTCGATGTGGAGGTACTTCACGCCGAACCCCGGCGAGACCTCCAGCGTCTTTAGCATGCGCTTCCCGACTTCTTTGACTGGTGCGGGCAGCATGCTCTTCCACTCCTCCATCAGCAGTAGCCTCGTGAAGCAGACATGAAGCTTGCTGTCCAGGGCGCGTATGAACGACCTGAACCACTTCTTCATTTCTGCTGACTTGCCAGATCCGGGTGCCCCCACGTGTATGGACAAGGCGATGGTGTCAATGGCTCGACGCTTGCTCTTGAACAGAGTCTTCGCTTCAAGCACTTCCGAGGGGGTGAGGTTTTCGAAAAC